CGCACGGTCAGCCATACGCGGCCTGATCCAGTTGCTGACCGACCGCTCGCCGCCGCGCCAGCCCCGCGACTTCATTGGCGAGGCAATGCAGTTCCCTTACCGCGAGTTCAGCCAGCGCGGGGACTGTCCGGGCTGGCTGGCTGTAGCTCTTGGCGCTATGGCTGTCGTTTTCATGGGATTTGTTGTAGTGCATGGATTTTGGAGTATGAGCCGATGACAGGTGACGAGTTCCGAGAGGCCCGGGAGGAGTTGAACCTCACCCGCGGCGAGTTGGCGACCATCTTGAGGTTCGGCGCCAACGGCGAGCGGCGAATCCGGCGCATGGAGAATGACGAGATTGAAGTCTCTGGCCCGGTTTCTGTCGTCATGGACGCGCTTCTGGACGGCTGGTGGCCTGAAGGCGTCCCCGAGCCGTCCCTTGACGGAGAGTGAGGCGCAAGCGGTGTTGCAGGACGTGACAACGGCCACCGGCTGTGTGACCCTGCGACACCGCAAACTGCTTCTGGACGACGGCAGGTGCGCCAGGATCACCGCGACCTACGATTCTACCGGCGAGATGACCGACGACATGGACGCGGTGTGGACTTTTAGCGTCGAGGCCGAGCCGTTCGGGGCCAAGGGCTTCATCCTGCTGCCCTGCGACCTATTTGACATCGTGGAGCGGAGCACGATCCATTGACCTACACCCGCGAACAACTCATGGCCCTGTCCAAGGAGGATCTCCTGTTCCTCACTTGGCAGGCGAAATGGCACGCTACCGCCCGCCCGCAGCAGCTTCCGCCCGAAGGCGACTGGTCGGAGTGGGGGCTACAGATGGGCCGCGGCGCAGGGAAAAGTCGGGTAGGTGCGGAGTGGCTTGGGAAACAGGCTTACCGCGATCCTGACCACTTGCCGAGGGCTGTAATCGCCCCGACGCTCAACGACGTGCGGTTCACGTGCTTTGAGGGCCATTCCGGACTGCTCAACATCATACCACCCGAACTCGTAGCCGACTACAACAAAACCAACCTGCAAATCACCCTAGTAAATAAGGCGACGATCAGAGGTTTTAGCGCCGAAGAGCCGGAACGACTGCGGGGGCCACAGTTCGCTGACGTGTGGTGTGATGAATTGGCGGCGTGGGGCAAAGACGAAGAGACGTGGGACATGATGATGTTCGGCCTGCGTCTTGGGCCGCACCCCCGCGTTGTTTGGACTTCAACCCCTAAACCAAAAACGCTTGTTCGTAAACTTACAGAGCCCAAACCGGGACGCATAATTACTCGCGGCTCGACCTACGACAACAAGGCAAACCTTGCCGCTTCGTTCTTTGAGCAGCTTAAAAAGTACGAGGGGACCAAGATTGGGCGCCAGGAACTCGACGGCGAACTGATTGACGGCGAGGAGGGCGGGATCATATCCCGTTCGTGGTTTAACCTTTGGCCTTCAAACAAGCCGCTGCCGGCTTTTGAGTGGATCATCATGTCCCTTGACACGGCCTACACCGAAAAGACCATGGACAAGCGCACGCAGACGGCGGACCCGACCGCGTGCGGCGTCTTTGGCGTGTTCTGGCACGAAGACACCAAGAACGTCATGCTTCTGGATTGCTGGGACGATCACCTCGGTCTCCCGGACCTCATCAAGAAGGTCAAGCACGAGATGGGGGTGGCTTATGGCGACGATGAGGACACGCCGATCATCAAGCCGCTCATAGGGCCGTCCAAGGGCCGCAACTCGGGCCGCAAACCGGATATCCTGTTGATTGAGGACAAGGGCAGTGGGATCAGCCTGCGCCAAATGCTCTCAAAGGAAGGCGTCCACGCCTACGCCTACAATCCTGGCCGAGCCGACAAGACGGCGCGGCTGCACATGGTCTCGCACGTCTTTGCTCAGCGCAAAGTGTGGCTTCCCGAGAGCGAAAAGCATCCGGGGCGCCCCAAGACTTGGGTTGAGCCCTTGCTGGCCCAGTTGTGCAGCTTCAGCGGGCCGGGCAGCATCAAGCACGACGACTATGTGGACGTTTGCAGCCAAGCAATACGCTTGTGTTCCGATAGAAACTTGCTAGAAGGTACGAAGCCTAAGAGCAAGGAGCGTGTTGAAGTTGCGCCGAAGCCAGTCCGTCGAAACCCCTACGCTATGTGACCGGAAAACGGCTCAGCAAAACGGTTTGCCCCGCTATTTCACCGGCGAACCCTGCATACGAGGCCATGTTGCCGAAAGAACAACCGCCAATGGCGTGTGCTTGGCGTGCGCTTCCGAAAAATCAACGGCGAAGTACTGGAGTGATCCAGAAAAACACCGTGAGGAGGCGCGAAAATTCCGAAGCCTAGACCCCGAGGGGCGCCGGGCGCGTGCTCGTGCGGCTTACCGTGCCAACCCCGAGGTTCACAAAGAACACCAAAGACGCTCAAAAGCGAAAAACCGCGCCGCTTTCTCCGGCCCGACCGTTGTTGAGGCGGTTTGCCGCGCTTGCAAGTGCCTGAAGCCCGCTTCTGAGTTCAATCTGGACCGCGCCCGCAAAAGTGGACTGGCTTTTCAGTGCAAGGCGTGCTCCCGAATCGCTTTCAAGAAGTGGAAACAGACCGACGGCTATGAAAAGCGCCTCATCCGGTCTAAAGCCGCCCGGCGAGCGTTGAAAGCAGAAAACCCGAGGCTTCGATGGGCGTCCATGGCCAAGAATGCCGCAAAAGCCCGCGCCAAACAACGTGGATGTGAGATGACTCTTACCGCCGAGTGGATTTACGACGCCGCGGGCGACACGTGTCCGCTGCTCGGCATCAAACTTGACTACTCGCGCTCAACAATGGGGCCTGACAGCCCGGCCATTGACCGGATCGACAACGACAAGGGCTATACGCCGGACAACTGTTGGGTTATCAGTTCGTTGGCAAACCGGATAAAGACCGACGCCAACCCTGAACAAGTCCTGCTTGTAGGGCAAAACCTCATGCGCCGTAGACAAGAGCGCCTTGATGGTTGTAAAAGGGCTTCTGAACCTCCCGAGGACCTTGCCTGATGGATCCCGAAGACGACCTGCCGGAAGAGGGCGAGTTCCTTGAGATCGAAGACGACAGCGATGTCGAGGACACCGAGGACGGCGGGGCCATCGTCAGGATGGACGACGAGGAAGAGGACGACAAGCCCTCTGACGAGTTCCTAGAGAACCTGGCCGAGACGCTCCCAGAGAGCACCCTCAAGGAGTTGGCGTCAACCTTCCTTGAGTTCGTCAGCCGCGACAAGGAGGCTCGCTCCAAGCGCGACGAGCAGTACGAGGAGGGCATCCGGCGTACCGGCCTCGGTGACGACGCGCCCGGTGGCGCCCAGTTCCAAGGCGCGAGCCGTGTCGTCCACCCGCTTCTGACCGAGGCGTGTGTGGACTTCTCGTCCCGCGCCATCAAGGAGTTGTTCCCGGCCTCCGGTCCCGCCAAGGACTTCATCCCCGGCAAGGTGACGCGGGACAAGGTGCGCAAGGCCCGTCGCAAGACGGCCTTCATGAACTGGCAGTTGACGGTTCAGGCGGAGGAGTTCCGCGCCGAACTGGAGCAGCTTCTCACGCAGGTGCCTCTTGGCGGGGCGCAGTACCTCAAGATCACGTGGGACGAGGCGAAGAACCGCCCGCAGTTCCTGTTCACCGCCATCGACGACATGCTCCTGCCCTTCGCGGCGACCAACTTCTACACGGCGCAGCGCAAGACCCACGTCCAGTACCTCACCCAGCAGGACTACGCCGCTCGGGTCAAGATCGGCATGTACCGGGACGTGGACCTCGTGGCGCCGGGCATGGAGCCTGAGCGCAGTAAATCGGACGTCGCCAACGACAAGGTCGAGGGCCGCGAGCAGAGCGCGTTCAACGAGGATGGCCTGCGCAAGGTGTTCGAGATTTACGCGCAAGCGGACATCGAGGACGGCCCGGCCCCGTACATCATCACGGTTGACGAGTCCACGTCCAACATTCTGAGCATCTATCGCAACTGGGACGAGAACGACGAGACCAAGAACGAACTGCAATGGTTCGTGGAGTTCCCGTTCGTCCCGTGGCGCGGCGCTTATCCGATTGGCCTGCCGCATATGATCGGGGGGCTGTCAGCCGCGGCGACCGGCGCGCTGCGGGCGCTTCTGGACTCGGCGCACATCAGCAACTCGCAGACCATGCTGCAACTCAAGGGCGCGGGCATAGGCGGTCATCGCCCCGGCCGTGTCACCCCGGCGCTCGCGCACATCGCCGAGCGAGCCGAGATGCACGGCCTCGCCCGGCTGGAGCTGGCTGAGGCGTGTGATCGCCTCTTCTTCAGCAGGCAGGTCTTTGAGTTCCTCATGCCATTCGGACATCAAGCGCCAGCCCCAGATCATGGCCGGATCAGCCTCCAAGGCCGT